TTTGACGGTGTTCCTTCCTCTAATATTTTTGCCAACACCGGCCATGCTCAGCGTACAGACGCTAATGGCGCACCGTCCTCATTCGGATTCTTTCAGCCAAGTCAATTCAATGGTGTTACTAGCACTGTAGTATTTGTTGCTGGCTACGGTCAGGCAAACACTACTGGAGATTACGGTCGTGAAAAGGTCAAAGAATTCAATGGAGTTCCTTCCGCTAAAGCTCTCTAAAGTATTCGGCACCCCGCTCATCTTAGAAAAAGATGATAAAAAAAGTGGGACCATAGCTTGGGGCGGCTTAGCCCTTGGGATTATAGCGTATGACATATATGCTATAAAGTCCAAAAAAATCGAGACACTAACTCGAGCTTTTTGGAGGCATACAGAAAATAGAATAACAGGAAGTATATTCACAGGAGTGTGGCTAGGTTTAACTTTTCATCTTCTTATAGAGAAGCTAATTAGAAAGAATTTTTCCTAAGGAAGGCATTATGAATAAATTACAAAAAGACATTTTAGAAAGAGCTATATGGACAGCGGCGCAAGCTTTCATTGCTGTTTACACAGTAGGTGGTGTTGATGAAATTAAGTCAGCAGCTACAGCTGCAGTTGCAGCAGCAATAAGTGTTGTTAAAGGTTTGGTTGCAACAAAAATGGGTAATCCCGAGAGTGCAGCAACAATAAAAAATTAAGTCAATAGAACATAATCTGGCACTCTCATGCTATAATGCAGGAATGAGAAAGCCAATGTTACAACAACCCCGTCCACATGAGGCGGGGTTGTCTGTTTTCTTCGGCAAGTATATATGTTTACATAATTTTATCTGGAACTATTAAGGATTGATGATGTCTATACAAGAAGTACAACAGGCCATTGATAATAACTCGCTCCCTATAAGCGTTGCTGAAAAGTACCTTAAGCTCTACGTCGCTGACATATCGTGGCAGGACTCAATTGCTACCCTATGGAAAAACTCCGTTAACAAAATGCAGAATCAAGAAGCTGCAAAAGAACATGTAAAGAAGGCTATCAGTTGTGCTACTATACTTCCTCTGATGGAAAAAACGACTATCCCCGATCCTGCTACAAATCTATTATTTTGGTGTACAGGCTGGGCTCAATTCAGTAAAAATGATTGGTTTACTCTTTACATAGATATCCTAAAAGAAGATGTAAAAATTAATGCAATGAGAAATGAGATCATAGTATTAGGTATAATAGATCCGATAGATATATCTCCGATTACAAGACAAGCTTACAATTGGCTATATCAAAAAGCCGAAGAGTTTGAAGACATGTCTAAGGTCGATGCGTCGATATTGAAAGATAAACTAACCAACCTAGTCAAAGCATACGGTGGGGCTGTTATATGTAATATATTCATGAACCATAAATCTAATGTAGATAAGGTTTTCAATTGGAGAAGTGGCTACTTCTTTGAGAAGCAAATACATAACGTTTATTCAGTAGAACAAATTAAGAAAATAAAATTAGCTGAACTAGCTAAAACTAATAATAAATACATAAAAACAATAGCAATTAACACAGGAGATAAAAATGGAAAACAGTATTCTTTCTAAAGACTTTATAAACTCATACGCAGACAAGGTAGCTCCTTGGGGATTTAATGGTCTAGGCGAGATAGTATATCGAAGAACCTATTCTAGAGAAATAGAGTCCTTAGGTAGAAAAGAATATTGGCATGAAACAATAGCACGTTGTATAGATGGCGCTCAGAAGATAGGTGCAGGCTATACGGTAGAAGAAGCAGAAAGACTGTTTGATTATATTTTTAATCTTAAGGGCATTTTTGCCGGACGTTGCTTGTGGCAATTGGGGACACCTTTAGTAGAAAAGATGAGTGGCGTCTCCCTAGTCAACTGTTGGATGACAACAATATCTAAAGTAGAAGACTTTCAATTCCTGATGGATCACCTAATGGTTGGCGGTGGCGTTGGCTTTACCGTAGAGCGAGCAAGTGTTCATGATTTCCCCAAGGTGCAAAACGTTCAATCTATTCGACATGAAAAAACTAATGACGCAGACTTTATTGTTGGCGACTCAAGAAAGGGTTGGTCAGCGTTACTTGGTAAGGTTTTAAGAAGCTACTTTGAAACTGGAGAATCCTTTACTTATAGTACCATTCTAGTAAGAGGGTATGGTGCACCCCTGAAGACGTTTGGTGGAACAGCGTCTGGCCCTGAAGTTCTTATCGAAGGCATTAAGAATATTTGCGATATTTTGAATTCTCGTATTGGAAAAAAGATTCGCTCAATCGATGCCTTGGACATAGCTAACATCATCGGAAAGATAGTTGTAGCGGGCTCTGCTCGACGATCTGCCCAAATAGCTATTGGAGACCCTGATGATTTTCTTTTCTTAAAAGCGAAGAATTGGGGCAAGGGTGACATTCCCGCTTGGCGCGGTAATTCAAATAATTCAATCTATGCGGACGCGTATGAGGAAATTATTGACGAATTCTGGAAGGGCTATGATGGTTCCGGCGAACCCTATGGTTTGATTAACAGAAACCTTATTCGTAAAAATGGTAGATTGGGCGAAAAGGCTAATGACAGCCGAGTAATTGGCACCAATCCATGTGGAGAAATTGGATTAGAAGATGGAGAGCCTTGTAATCTAGCTGAAATTTTCCTTCCTAATATTACTTCAAAGGAAGAGCTTTTTGACGTAAGTATGCTCCTCTATAAGACCCAGAAGGCAATAACAACGTTGAGCTATCCATACAAGAAGAGTCAAGATGTCATTGAGAGAAACCGAAGACTAGGTCAGGGCATTACAGGGTGGCTGCAAGCCACAGAAGAACAACTATCATGGATCGATGAAGCCTACAAAAACCTTAAGCAGATCGATGAACAGTGGTCTGCTACTCTGGGAATAAATAAATCAATCAAATTAACGACTGTAAAGCCCAGCGGAACTCTAAGTTTGTTAGCAGGAGTTACGCCAGGTATTCATCCAGCTTACGCACAGTACTACATACGCCGAGTGCGCATGGGTAGCAACGATCCGCTCGTAAACTACTGCAGAGATAAGGGACATAAGGTTCAGTATGACGTAGGGTTAGATGGCAAAGAAAATCACACCATCTGCGTGGTTGAATTCCCTTGCAAGACTCCTGAGCACGCTACTCTTGCAAGTCAGATAACTGCAATTAGTCAACTTGAATGGGTAGTTAAGGCTCAATCAACATGGGCAGATAATAATGTAAGCGTTACCGTTTATTATAAGAAGGAAGAACTTCCAGAAATCCAAGAGTGGATGAAAAAGAATTATAAAAACAAAGTAAAGTCAGTATCATTCCTGTTGCACAGTGAGCATGGATTTGCTCTTGCTCCATATGAGGAAATTACCGAAGAAGTATATAATAAGTTAAAGTCAAAAATTAAAGATGGAATTAACTTTACTGACTCTAGCAACGTAGATTTATTAGATAGTCTTGAGTGCGAAGGCGGAGCTTGCCCAATCAAGTGATATTATGTCTGAAAAAAATGAATTTGAGAATGAAGACTTTGAAAAGAAATTTTCTGAAATAGTTAATTCTAATGAGTTAAAAGAGATATCAGATTCTTTTACGTCAGAGGTAAAACTTGGCGTAAAAGAACTGCTATTGATTCAACAGGCACTATCTGATAATATTTCTAATATTACAGAAGTAATCATAGCCTCCCTAGATGGGGAGAATATGCTTGGTGAGCCAGATAGCGAAATATCTGATATACTTGGTTCATTATATAAAATATCAGAAGATTTTAATGATTGCATGACGGATAACTTTATCTCTTTTGTAATCGTTGATGATGAAGATGAGGATTTTGAAGATGGAACAGAATGAAGATAAATTAATTACGGTATTAAATAATGGATATGTTAGACTGGTTGACGTTATGGGTTCTGACCTATCCGTAGTCAATGCTGCCAGAGCATCATTTGCTAAAGAATCTAAGGAGATGACAGTCAACGATGGAAGACTGTTGGATTTCTTAGTAAGAGAAAATCATATGTCTCCATTTCGTCATGCGTTTATGACGTTTGAAATGAAGGCCCCCCTTATGGTTGCACGTCAGCACTGGAAATATGTAGTGGGCTCTGACCATACAATGGACTCATGGAATGAATCCAGCAGAAGATATATCACTATGGATCCGGAGTTTTACATTCCCACTAGTGAGCAATGGCGTTTAGCTCCAGATGACAAGAAGCAAGGGTCTGGTGGCCCAATAGATCCATGGACTGGCTCACTCCTGACTCAACAGTTGCAGGATTATGTTGATCAAGGTGAAGCCCTTTATTCTATGGCTATGGAAAATGGAGTAGCACCAGAGCAAGCTAGATTGTTTCTACCAGCCTACGGCATGCATGTTGTTTATCGCTGGTCAGCAAGTCTTCAATCTGTGGCGTTATTTTTGAATCAAAGATTAGCTGAAGACTCGCAAAAAGAAATACAGGAGTACGCTAGAGCAGTTTATTCTCTAATAGTGGATAAATTTCCAGTGTGCATTGAGCTACTAACCAAGCAATAATATGATTGATATATTAAAACTTTTAATATTTACATTAATAATTAACTGGTGCATATCACTCCAGATACTTAATCAGTCTCTTCCAAAAGGAAAAGAAAAGACAGTTGCAATCCTTCTTTGTCTAGTCTCAGGCGTAGCCGCTGCGTTGGTAGTAAAGTAATAATCTTATGAATAGAAAAGATGAACAATACATGGAACTGTGTAGTTCCATATCTAAGATATTTTCAACTTGCGCAAAAAGAAAATACGCTGCCATTTTAGTAGACGAATATGGTCATATAGTTGGAGTTGGTTACAATGGTGGCCCCAGTGGGGTGAAACATTGTGATGAGGGTGGATGCCCAAGATTAACGCAAGGATCTGAGAACGGTTCCATTTATGATAATTGCATAGCAATTCACGCAGAGGCAAATGCGTTGCTCCATTCTGACTATTCTTCACGAGCAAAAAAAATGTATATCAATGGACCACCCTGCTTCTCATGTGCTAAACTAATTGCTAACTCAACAGTAGATACAGTTTATTGTTTATCAGATCAATCCTATAAGGAATGGCCTAAAGTGAAGAAGTTTTTGTCTGAGTGTTCCGTAAAGGTTTTGGAGGCGAATCATGCCAGCAGCTAAGTTAAACTATTTGGTAGTATACAAAAATCACAGTCAAGTCTATGGTTGCTCTTCTAAGAAAATAGCACTAGATAGTCCTCCGCCAGAAGGGTATTCTTTAGATGAGAAGAATATTTTTTTTGTAACATTTGAGCCAGATACTGATAATCTTGCAATACATAGAGTAAATAATAAGGAAGAAAGCAATGTCAAAGAAACAGAATAATAAAAAGAAGTTAAGCGTTAAACTATCAATCGGGGAAACTGCTATAGTCATAGACTATGAAACAGCCATGCATATAGCCGAAACATACGATTATCTCGCTAATGAAAATCAAGACGAGCACGCAGATTCTTTTAGAAGAGTAGCCGACACTGTAAGAATGCAGGCTATAGAAAATTATTTTGATTCAATGGATGATGACTATGAAGAATGGTAATAGGCTATTCTTCATAGTTAACTTACTTGCAATTGGATACACTTTAGGACAGAATAGATCAAAAAAAATGTCAGAAGAACATAGAAAAAACCCAACACTACATCAATATTTAAATAGATTTAAAGAATTTTTTAATGAAGATAAATTAGAAAGTATTGAACAAGAATTTTTTAATTTAATTGAGTTTGGAATGAGTCCAGAAATGGCCTTTGAGGCAATTACTTTTAGTGGAGAACTAAATTGATAGATTTATGTGTAGTAAATTATAACACTAGGCCCTTACTCAATAGGTTCCTAGACTGCTTGCATAATGATTTGCACGCAAATGAAAAAGTATGGAATCTGTATATAGCAGATAATGATTCAAAAGACGACAGCGCAGAGTGGCTTAAATATAATTCTCAAAGATATAAAATCAATAAGGTATACAATAATGAAAATATAGGATATTCAGCTGCGTGTAATCAATTAGCTAAAGACGGGGAAGCAGATATAATCTGTCTGTTAAACGCAGACGTATGGCTATCAAGCGAGAGTCTAGTTAATATTCAAAATATATTTAACAACAATCCAGATATCCACATCTTAGGCCCAAAGCAAAGAGACGAAAACGGATACATAACTCACGCAGGAATCGTTGGAACAAATACGCAGCCACGACATCGGGGATGGCGCGAGCACGACCCGGCAGATCTTTTATATAAGGATAGAGTTGAATGCGTTACCGTGTCAGGTTCAGCATACTTCATTCGTAGGGAAGTTTGGAACGCACTAACTAATCACTCAGGCTATAAAGAGATGCACCCTGATGCAGAAGGAGCATTTCTCCCTACTCCTCACTATTATGAAGAGACTTGGTGTTCATATTTTGCAAGACACTTAGGTTACAATGTCGTATACGATGGAAGTGTTTCCATTGGCCATAGCTGGCACAAGTCTTCTACTGTTGGGGGCGAAGCAGATTCCCACTTTAAAACAAGTCAAGCAATATTTCGCAAAGCATGCGATTATATCGGAATAGAGAGAGATTAAAATGTCAGATAAATTAAATCCATGGATATATAACGCAGAAGTAAAAAAGGTTGTTGATGGCGATACATTTGATATTGTTATTGACTTAGGATTTGACACCCTGAAAAAGGGTAGAGTTCGTCTTTATGGAGTAAATACCCCCGAGAGTCGCACTACGAATCTAGAAGAAAAGAAAATGGGTCTAGCAGCAAAAGAGTTTACTGACCAGTGGCTAACAGCGGCTAGCCATAAGGTCAAGATAGAAACTATTCTTGACAAGAATGAAAAGTACGGAAGAGTTTTAGCTCGAGTATGGAATGCAGCCGGAGAGTGCCTAAATGATGCTATAATAGCATCTGGTCTAGCTAGAGAGTACTTTGGCGTAGGCGACAAAACATTCACTGAATTTAAAAAGGACTAAAGTGCAGACATTTCTACCATATGCAGATTTTAAAAAGTCTGTAGAAACATTAGATTACCGTCGTCTTGGAAAGCAACGCGTTGAAACATATCAGGTTCTTAACATACTGCTAGAAAGAACGCCTACAAAAGGCTGGCGAAATCATCCGGTTACATTAATGTGGACTGGTTATGAATCCGCTTTAAAGTTGTATCAGAATATGACTATCCGCGAATGGTCCCGTAGAGGATATAAAAATAATATGTCCTTTGAGGAGATAGAGCCAAACTCAGTAGTCATGCCAGCATGGTTTGGAAATGAAGAGTTTCATAGATCACATAGGTCAAATCTTCTTCGTAAAGATTTTTCATACTATTCACAATATTTCGATGAACCAATTGATTTAGAATACTATTGGCCAGGAGTAGCATATGCCTCTTAAAGTATTTCTTTCCGGAGCAATAGAAGGAGTTGAAGACTATGGTCGTTTTTGGCGCAAGTCTGCAACAAAAGCTTTGCACCTTGCGGGCTATGACGTATTGGATCCAATGAATATTGCTGATAAAGATTACGAAACACCGGAAGAAATTGTTGAAAAAAATCTTTTCATGCAACGCAGAGCAGATATCATTCTGGTAGAATATATGTTACAAGATCGCGCGTATATAGGTACTGATTTTGAGTTAGCTTGGGCTAAGTTTAATAATCAGCCAGCAGTTGTTTTTTGCTGTGACTCCAATAAAAATAGAGTCTATCTAAAATACATGGCAACAAAGCTTGCACCATCAATGCAAGATGCGATAGAATATATCGCAGTCAATTATCCATCAAATTAGTCTAGAAAGGACTAAAATGTCAGACAATAAGTTCAAGTATTTCACAGTAACAACAACATCAGTAGTCAAGGCAAACAATAAGGCTGAAGCTCAAAAAATTGCAATGAGCAATGGTCGTCGTACTTCTGGTATTTCCGGAGAACTCATCTGCAGCGATGTAGAAATTGAGCGAATTTCTGCTATTGAAGCTCGCGAACAACTAGTTAACTGAGATAGTTTTCGTATCGTATTCAATTTAGATTGAGGGGGGAGTCTCTCCCCTCAATCTTTTTTACCCTTAGGACAATAATGATTTATGCACAAATGATAGGCCGCAATGAATCTTCTAGATTTTTAGAAGATGTTCTTCAAAAACTTAGCAGTCAAGTTGACAAAATTATTTTCACAGACGACTGCTCTACTGATAATACTCCTGAAATAGCTGCAAAGTACGCAGAAGTTTTTCAGTCGCCAGAGCCACTCTTCAAAGTCCATGAAGCTAAGCTTCGAGCATATGCTTGGGGCAACATGGAAAAGTTTGCCAAAAAAGGCGATTGGATTGTTGCAATTGATTGTGATGAAAAGCTTTTTCATTTGGAAAATATTGACATTAGAACAGCACTAAGTCAATCTCCGCAGGATGTGGTTAACGTAAGATTTTATCATATGTGGAACGAAAATCAATATCGAGTAGACAAGCTTTGGGCGCCAAACAATAGCTCTAGAATTTTTAGATTTGTAGAGGGTGGCGGATTTGCAAATAGAAAGTTAGCTTGTGGTTCAGAGCCCACCTATGTATCCGACTGGATAAGACAGGGTAACTTTTGGAAAGACTCTAAGCTAGTAATGCAACATCTAGGTTATATCTTAGATGAAGATAAGCAGATAAAGCATGAAAGATATACAGAAATAGATGGTGGAGAGTTTCATAACCTTAGCCATATCAACTCAATATTGGACACTAACCCAGTCTTAATTGACTGGGGAACGTTTGGAATTTAATAGGAAAATATGACATTTTTAAATCAAGCACAGTCCATCATCAACTTAACATCTGCTATGGAAAAGAAGAAAAAATTTTCATACATCAATGTTCCAAAATCAGCAATAATTGCCTTAAGCAAAAACTCGGACAATTCTTTTCCAAGTCATTTTGCAAAAAACGTAGTTTCATCATTGAAGAATACAGATCCAAATGTAATGAAAGCAATTTCGCATTCGCTAGTATCTGACATTGAAGACGGCAAGCATTACAAGATAGGCCTCCACAAAAATGGAGAGTATTACTATTCTAATATCTTTGAATATTATTACATGAATAATAAAGAGATATATAATTCAACAGTCAATTATTACATTAAGAATACACCTAGTGTTGTTATTACTTTTCATGATAAAAAGATAATTCAAAAACACTTTGGAAACAATACTCACATTATCAACGTAGCTTATACTAATTATTATGAGAAAATTGATAACATATATGCACAACTTGCAGAGTTTGAAGGCGGAGTTGACTATTGCATTATGGACTGTGGAGTATTAGGTCTAGCCTTAATGTCAAAAATATGGGACAACTTAAATATGTCAACCATAGATTTTGGTAAAACACTTAGTTTGAGTAAGGTTACATATCCTCAGCCAGTAGCATGAAAGATAAAAAGAATAAGCTAGAAGAAGACGATGTACAGTTTTTGATTGATCTTTTACTAGAGACAAATTCATCAATTAGTGCAATAGCTAGAGAGCTAGATGTTTCAGTTAATGAAGTCAACAAAAAGATAAATCAATTAGGTTTGTCTTGGTTGAAAGAATCTAGAAAAAAAATGTCTAGAGGTCAGACAGCTCTAACTCAGATCATGCAAAAGATTCTTCCAGGTGAAGAAATAGTAAATGAATATCACATTGATGATAGACTAAGATTTGACGTTTACTGTCCCTCATATAAGCTAGCAGCAGAATATCACGGACGTCAGCATTTTTTTTACACTAGTAGATTTTTTGAATCTAAGTACGAGTTTGAAGAGGCTCAAAAGAGAGATGAAAAGAAAGTCCAATACTGTAAAGATAATGGTATTGCTCTAATAGTTTTTCGTTATAATGACTCTCTAACTGAAGATAGCGTGTATAATAGAATGCTAGAGGCAATTAGGTCCAGTGATTATATCTCTGATAAGAAACAAAAAAAATCACTTACAGATAATCCATTCTATAACGAAGCAAAAAAGAAAAACTCTGAGTATAGAAAAAGTCTATACAGAAAAATAAAAGGTTCTAAAATTGATGACAATAGAAGAAATCTCTGAGTCAGAAAATTCACCATTAGAGTATCAGGCTTTTGCCCTATGCCTAAAAGAGCATGGGGCAATAGCCTTTTTTAATGACAATTTACCGACCGATATAGTCGGATTGATACATGGCGAAAAAGGAACTCATGAATTTTATGAAGCTTTGTTATCTTTCTATAGAGCCACTAGTCTAGACATAGTTAATCCAATAGCTTTCAAGTCCTGGCTAGAAAGTGAAACAGATATTTATTCTGCCCTAGGCGGCGGTGCTGGCATATCAATCATGCTGGACTACATTCTAAGTGTCGACACACCTAGTAGAGAGTCCGTCTTAGAGCTGCTCAAGCATAAGGCTAATAAGCGCAAGCAAATTAATTACCTACACGAGCTGCAGCTGCTTCTAAATAAAAAAGGCTTGAAGTCAATAGAAGATGTACAAAGAATAAATGAAGTAACATCTCAAATTAAAGAATTAGAAAATTCAATAAAATACAATCCGCTGGATAAGCTTACAACTGCTAATGACATTCTTGGCAGAGTAGATGGTCTTCTGGATATCCCTAACTTCATGTCTACTCAGTTTAAATCCCTAAATAGGGCTATGGGGTATACGGATGATGGTGGGTTCTTCAAGGGCGCCGTACACGCCATCATAGCTGCCTCAGGCAAGGGAAAAAGTACGTTCGCAAAGTGCCTAGCTAATCATTGGCTAGATACTGGACATAGGGTTCTCTTTGTTAACTTTGAGGAAGCCACTGGTCACTGGGAAAGAATATTAATGACCCAAATTATTGGCAAGAATGTTTATTCAGAATCAGACAAATGGACAGAAACTGAAAAGCAGGGATACTTGAATCAGTTCAAGGCTAAGCTTGAAGAATGGGGAGATCGCTTAATGGTTCGCCATGATCCGGACACACCTTATTTTGAAGATCTTGAACTTTGGTTAAGAGACTTAATAGGTCATGGAGATAAAATTCCTGATGTTTTAATTATCGATACAATTCAGTCAATGTTTACGAGAGGCGCAGGCAAAGGCAAGCCACGTTGGGGTGAATTCGAAGAGATGATGGTTCGCCTAGAGAAGCTAGCTAGAGACATGAACTGTGCGCTAATCATTACGGCACAAGAGAACTCAAATAGAATGAAAGAAAAAAGAGAAGTTGTTCAACAGTCAGATACTGGTGGATCTCTCGCTATTCAGCAAAAGTGTGCAGTAACTATTTTCATTACAGAAAAACGTCTGGCATCAAATGACGAAACTGAGGATGAGCACGTAATGCAACTACAAATACCTAAGAATAGAATTACTGGATCTGCATTCATGTATGATCCACCTCTAGTTAGATATAATGATGAAAAGAAAATATATGAAGAATATGAACATGTTTCTAAGAATTCATATTCTGATGAAACAGACTTACAAAACCTATTAAGTGGAGAAGGATTTGATTGATGATCAACCTTAATGTAAATTCAATTAAAGATTTTCAGACATGCGAAAGACTATACGATTATAGGTATGTAGAAAAGCTTCCAGAAACTATTTACTCTAGAGATATATATACTTCTAGATTTGAAGCAACAATTAAAAGCATTATACATTTTTTTTGGTTCAAGAAACAAGGTGGGATTACCCCGTCATACGCCTCCTTATTAAATAGATGGGAAAAAATTTGGTTTCCAAAAGATACTAGTCACTATGATATCGCTACAGAAAAGCACGAGAGCGCCTACGGCAATGCGGCGAGCCTTACAACGCAGGCAGCGGGATTGCTATTGAGATTCCATGAAACATATAGTCAAACTGATCTCATACCTTTGTCTATCTATGATGACTATATAATTACAATAAACAATAACGTTAGAATAGAAGACAAATTTGATGTTATATATAGAAAAGATAATGAAAACTATGTAGTTAAATTAATGTTTAATTACAAAAATAATTATCGACACATATATCAAATGGATTTTGCAGCCATGTATCTTGCATTTAAAAATCTACATCCAGCTAAAATAAAAAATACCAAGTTTGGATATATAGATTTATTGTCTAATAATTTATCGTTTAATGAATATGAAATAAATCAACAGGACATAGATTCGATAGAATATTGGTGTGACTCAATAGAATCTAAAGAGGTCTTTGTTCCACGAAGAGGCTTAACACAATACTGCAAGAAGTGTCCATTCGATGCGCCTTGCTCAAAATGGAATGGATGGAAATAATGGCAAAAAATATATTAGATGAAATATTAAAAGATGATAAAAGCGATATCATTTCTAATGAGAATGAAGTTTTATCTGAACTTTTAAATGAAATTAATTTAATCAACGATGACTCGATAGCATCCTTTGTTCGATCAATCTTACTTAAAGCAGAGATTTTTTGGAATATACCATCTAGTTTTTCTGGGAAGTATCATCCGCCAGATGAACATAATGTCGGAGGCAATGTTCTTCACACTAAGCGTGTAGTCAGAGTTGCCGCTATATTGTGTGATTCCTATTCGTTGTCAGGGGACGAAAGAGATATAATAATTGCAGCATGCATACTGCACGACATAACAAAAGGAATTGCTTCCGAGGATTCAACTTCATTTAATTATGATCCGATGCATCCTTATACGGTGGGTAATTTTATATCAAAGTGTCAAGCGCATGATAAAGAATACGGAAATGACTCCCAGTCAACCAGTCTTTTTATATCAGAGGATGTGGCTCAAACTATTTTGCGTCTGGTAAGATGTCACCTTGGCCCTTGGTCTCCGGTTCCAGAGACTTGCCCCATAACATATATGGACTATATTGTTCACATAGCAGACAACGTTGCAAGTAAAATTCACAATGTTATTGAAGATAGCGAGTTAATGAATGAGCAGTGGAGAAAGTCTTCGAAATAAACAAATAAGAATAGTTAATAGGATGTTTATTCTGTCGCACCTAGATGATATAATAAAAGAGTCCATTTACTATAGGTCACATTCTGGCAGTATTATAGAAGAAAAAATAGCCACGATTGACATTAATTGCGAAGAGGGTAAAGCTAAAATATTATGAGAATACCAGATGATGACTCTAAATATTTGTCTTCTTGGAAGTATGTAGAGATAGCTAAGTATGTGCCCTCTCTTTCTAGAGTAATACGTTCTAAGAATGGCGATAAGCCAATTCTAATAGACGTCAATAGTATTGAGTCTTTTAGAGCAGAGAATAAAAACATAGGACTATATACATCTGTCTGGTCTTATAATTCTCAGGACCTAGAGGAAGCAGTTAGACTAGGTTCTTTGTATTTTGATATTGACAACAAGGACCAGGAAATATCCTACGTAGAGTGCGTAAAGCTATATGAGTACCTCCTGCAGTACATTCCGAAATCCGCAATAATAGTTTATTTTACGGGCAAGAAAGGATTTCACATTGAATGTGAGGCTGTTACTCTGGGCATTAGCCCTTCTAACAATCTTCCAAACATATTCAGATTCATTGCCACTTCTTTAAAAGAAAAACTTAGCCTTACCTCTTTGGATTTTAGTGTATATGACGCAAGAAGAATGTGGAGACTACAAGGAAGTCAACACCAAGACACTGGCCTCTATAAAAATATAATTCCAGTTGAGGTATTAAGTAAGGGAATAGCTGAAGTATTGGAGTACTGTAAAGAGCAGTCGGAAAATACGATACAAGAACAAGCATTTAATGCCAGAGCAAATGAATGGTTTAGAGAGTTTACATATAACTTAGAAATAGATAAAGAAAGATCTAAAGATTTTATTGGATACTTCAATAGACACGGGTCATCTGCCTTTAAGACGGTAGAAGAAAAAGAAAAAGACTTTACTCCAAAAAGATTGCTGGAAAGCTGCTCCGCCATTAAGAGACTATGGCAACAGGCGATTGACAGTAAGTATCTAGAACATGAGGCTAGATTATTCCTATGCTCAATCCTGACATACAACCAGGAATCTATTGAATTTTTGCACGGTATACTAAGTAACTGTGACGACTACAATGTGGAGAAAACTAACAGCCACATTAATGATTGGGTCAAAAGAAGAAACTTAGGAATTGGTGGAAGACCCTATACTTGCGAAAGAGCAAACGCAGCCGGAGTAGGATGCGGCGAATGCTCTTTGGATAAAAGAAATAAATGGGTAAAAGTAGGAGACAAATTTATGGAAACTCAAGAGCAATCTGCGCCATCCCCAATCAGATTTGCCTACACAGCTCTCAGCAAGGGGGGTGAACGTGGAAGAGAACAATGAAGAAGACGAAGTTATCGGTGTTTGTTCTGAATGTAAATCAGATCAACCTGAGAAGTATATGTACAATAGTCCATTCGCTCAAGAGGGAAAGTCAGTGCCCTGTAAGTTTTGTGGTGGAGTAGTCATTATTACTTATCGTCACATAAGAAATAGAGCCTTAGATGGTTCGGATAAAAGTAGAGGAATCTAGTGAAAAATTGGACAAACTTACATAACCATACGGTTTACTCCATGTTGGATGGTCATGGTCGGATAGAGCAGTATTTAGATAGAGCGCAGTCCCTTGGGATGAAGGGACTAGCGACTACCGATCATGGCAACATCCATTCATGGTTAGATTTCTATGATGCTGGAGTAGCAACTGGGGTTAAGCCAATTCTAGGTTCTGAATTTTATCAAGCTAGAAAAACAAGATTCGATAAAGATCCAGAAGAAAGATCAGGCCCAGCTAAGAATGAGTGGGAACAAAGAGGGCCTTATCATATAACTATTTTGGCTAAGAATAATGCCGGGTACAATAACATAATCAAGATGTCTTCTAAATCTTTTCTTGAAGGGTACTATGTTAAACCAAGAGTCGATCACGATCTCATATCAGAACACTCTGATGGCATTATCGTTTTATCTGGGTGCCTTAATGGAGAAGTATCTCAAGCTCTATTGAGAGATGATTTTAACTACGCACTAGCGTCGGCTAAAAAGATGCAAGATATTGTAGGAAAAGAAAATTACTTTATTGAGATTCAAGATCATGGTTTATCTGAGCAAAGAAAAGTATTTAATCAACTAATCGAAATCGCATCTATAATTGGCGCTAAGGTAGTTCCTAGCGGCGACTGCCATTACGTGCATCAGCATGATGCTAGAGCGCATGACATCATGCTATGCGTAGCAACTAACGCAAATGTCAACACTCCTAATAGATTCTCTTTTAGTGGCGATGAGTTTTATCTGCAATCCTATGATGACATGGAAAGAAGATTTAATTCAGAGTGGCTGAAAAATACCATGGACGTATGCGACATGGTAGATGTTAACCTTAATTTTGGAAATATTTATTTTCCCAATTTTCCTATTCCCACAAATGAATCTTCTATAGACTATTTTGAACGATTAGCGTGGAGCGGATTGAAGGAAAGATATGGCGACCCACTTCCACAACACATTGTAGACAGAGCTCTCTATGAGATGAGAGTTGTAAAAGATATGGGCTTCCCAGAATATTTCTTGGTTGTTTCTGATTTAGTAAATTGGGCTAAAGATAATAATATTAGAGTCGGATGGGGTAGAGGATCCGCTGCTGGAAGTATTTTGTCATACGCATTTAAAATTACTAATCTTGATCCTATTAAATTTGGTTTAATGTTTGAACGATTCTTAGTTGAGGGAAGAAAGTCCATGCCCGATATCGACCTCGACTTTGATGATAGACATCGAGACGAAGTCATTGACTATGCTAGATCAAAATATGGATCTGACCACGTTGCACATATCTGCACATTCAACAGAAGTGGTGCTAGACAGTCTATCAGAGACGCTGCAAGAGCTCTAGGGCACGATTTTACTACTGGTGACTCAGTTGCAAAGCTAGTTCCACCTCCTATTCTTGGCGTGTCTAAGAGCCTGTCTGAATGTATGGATGTTGAAGATTTTAATCAACTTTATAATAAAGATTCAACAGCTAAAAATATTATTGACGCAGCTTTTGGACTCGAGGGACTAGTTAGACAAACTGGCATACATGCTGCTGGAATTGTTATTTCTCGTGAAGCTCTGACTGAGTATCTTCCAGTAATGAAAAAGGGCGTGGACAATCCGTTAGTCACCCAATGGGACATGGGAAGAGTTGAGCAATGTGGACTTCTCAAAATTGACTTCCTTGGACTTAGAAATCTTGGCGTTATTGACTCATGCATTAAGTTGGTCCTTAAGCATAGAGGCATAGATGTAGACATAGATTCAATTCCCTTAGACGACAGCAAAACTTACGATGAGCTTTGCAAGGGAAACTGTGCAGGGGTATTCCAGCTTGAATCATCTGGGATGAGACAGCTGATGATGCAGCTTCAACCGCGTAATGTTGAAGACATTATGGCCTTAATATCCCTGTACAGACCTGGTCCAATGGGTTCTGGAATGGATAAAGAATACATTGACAGAAAGCACGGTCGTAGTAAAGTTAAATATGAGCATGAAAAACTAGAAAAGGTTCTAGCTCCTTCCCTCGGTATTATGTTATACCAAGAGGATGTATTAGGAGTAGCAAGAGAACTAGCTGGATTTACTTCAGCTGAAGCCGACGATCTTAGAAAGGTCATCGGTAAAAAGCTAATGGATAAAATTGCAAGCATTCGCTCAAAATTCGTAGAAGGCTGTCAAAAAACATCCGGACTAAGTGAATCTTTATCTAATAAAATATTCTCAGATATTGAATACTTCGGAGGATATGGATTCAACAGAGCACACGCAGCTAGCTACGCTATGATTAGCTATGTTACAGCCTACTTAAAGAGTAACTATACAGTTGAGTACATGGCAGCACTGATGTCTTCAGTAGTCGGCAATAAAGAAAAGCAATCTTTTTACCTGGCAGACTGTAGAAAGTTGGGAATAAATGTACTTCCTCCATCAGTTAATTATTCTGGAATTGACTTTGAAGTTGATGGAGACAGCGCAATTGTTTTTGGCTTGTCTGCAATAAATGGAATAGGTGTTTCTATTGCAGACGCAATAGTTAATGCTCGAGATTTAAGTCTTCCATATACTAGCGTATATGATTTCTTTAGAAGATGTGATCCTTCAACGCTGAAAAAAACAACGCTAGAACATCTTGCAAGTGCGGGAGCTTTTGATGAGCTATTTGACTATAGGGATGATCTAGAAATTAACAGAATACAAGAAATAGAACTTCTAGAAAAAGAAAAAGAAGAACTAGGGATGTATGTAACTGATCACCCAGTTAACGGAATATGGGATATATTATCCAAGAAAATTGATTACGAAATTATTGATTTAGCAGAAGTTGCGACTGGAACTCCAGTAAGAGTTGGCGGAATTGTAACAGACGTAAAGACTATAATTACAAAAAAGGGGACTAAGATGTATAAGGTCTTACTGGAGGATATATCTTCAGATATAGAAATTGTCATATTCCCCAATTCGGCTAAGCAATTAAGTGAAGAACCTTTTTCGAAGGGGGACATATTTATTATGTCCGGATCGGTAAATAGAGAGAGCGATGAAGAGGGTTCTATTGTAAGATTATTTTACAATAATTCAGAAAAAATAGATTCACATATATTTTCTAGTGGAAAAGCTTTAGTATTTGATGTAGATAAAAGTATCTCGCCCTTAACTATTCAAAAAATATATGATATAATTGAATCGTCAAAAGGTGATAAGCCTGTCTATTTACAAATAGAAGACGGTGTACATAAGTTTATTTATAACTTTAAAAATAATACATCCGAAAAAGTTAAAAGTATTATAGAAGAAATTATTAGAATGGAGAAACAAAATGTCTAACGCAAACCCGTCAGTAAATCCAACTGATAAATGGTGTTGGGTTTTTTGTCCGTCCTGCAATAGGTGCCAGGACAAAGGGCGATATACAAAGTGTAACGGATGCAGCGGGCGCTACGATCCGCAGCTAAAAGTCAGTGCTGACAATGATGATTTTTGCGACTGTAAAAATGGAGTACTGAGATGGAAGACTCAGCAAGGTCGTTTAATAACTACCAAGTTTAAGACGAATCCATTTAAGGGTCAAGTGAAATATGAAAAAGTCACAGAGGATGAACGAGACTGGGACTCTTACGTTAAAGATATGAGAGAAAAATTAGATAATCCAAATTGGAATCCAATAGGTATTTACGAGGAGTAAAAATGTTAGAAAATTTCCCTGCAACGGTAGAAAAAGGTAATATTAAATTAACTGAGTATACTGATTCTACGTATAATTATGACGATAAGTTATTCTTGCAATGCACCTGTGTTGGTTTTTATTTAACACAGAAAGAACTTAAGGATCTGTACACAGTAGTAAGTTACTACTTGAATGCAGAAGAGCTTACAGAGGTCAAGGTATCCATAGGAGGCGAACATGTGGCCCTATGAAGAAGATGATCATATGGAATTAGGTGAAACTGGTTGGGTAGCAATTGGCGAGGGTGTTTATATGAATAAACTCAACAATCATACTATGGATGAAATCGGAAGAGAATTCGATGAAAATGGTCGATTAATATACGATCCCAATGAAGAGAAGTAGGAATATTTTTGAGTTCTATATTGATTAAAAATTATGATAGTTTAAACGACTTACAAAAATTAGGAGTAGTTGACTTTTCCTATTCAAGAATAGACACCTATACACAATGCGCAGCCAAGTATTTTTATTCCTATATCCTTAAGGAGCCTAGGCAATTTAATCCGCCAGCCGTACTTGGTAATATAGTTCACTCTGTTTTGGAAAATATTTTAGATAATGAAAAAACATTAGATATAACAGATCTTAGAAATGAATACGAAAAGAATATCCCTATTTGGGACCCTGATAATTTAATTTCTTCAGAGCTATTATCAGTCGGATCAGTAATCATAGATGAATTCTATGATCAACATGTTGACAAGAAGCTAAATATCTATGAAAAAGAAATGAGCTTTAATTTTATTATTGGAATATATAGGATCATAGGTTTTATAGATAGGGTAGATCTTATCGGAGATAGAGTTCACATTACCGACTATAAGACTGGTAAATGGGAAGCTACTCAAAAGGACATTCATAATAATCTTCAATTGGGTATATATGCGCTGGCAATGCACAACATCTTTCCTGAAAAAGAAGTATATGCAGAGCTATATTACCTAAGATCCGGAAAGAAAAAAGGTCATCTATTTTCTTTAGATGATATAGAAAATGTAAAAGTTAGAATATTAAAAGCCATTAATAGCATAATCGCAGACACCAACTTCCTGCCAACCGCCAACACAAGAATATGTAGCTATTGCGACCACGCAAAGAGCGAAGCTTGTGGAACTGGCGTCTTTAGAAATAAAAAGAATAACTTTAGATAAAAGAAAAGGGGCCGAATAATCGGCCCCAGATCTTTTTATTTTAAATACTGATCAGAAGTCAGTAACTGGATTTTCTTCAGCTGACAACCAAAGGTTGAAATCTTCGAATTCAGTAACCATCTTGACTGCGGTTCCATGATTGAATCCCAAAGTTGAGGTTAAGTCTTCAATGATTTCTTCATTGATGTTCTGATTGATACTGTTGATGATTGTTGTTAGTTTGTTCATGATGGTCAGTATATCTCTTCCTGTTTGTATTTGCAACACAAAGTGCAAATATTTTGCTTTTTTTATTTTTATGGTGTATAATTTATATCACCACATGTTTACCCTATGAAGGATATCGAATGAACATAGAAGTTGTCAAGCCGGAAGACTTTTTTTTGGAAAAATCTTCCTTCAAGAAGCATCCCAATCTTAATAACATTAGAAATAAATCAATCAATTCTGAGGTCATAGAAAATGATGGAGTCATTGCTCGGAAGAAGGGCAACGCTTACCAGTATACAAGGACCGGATACAGGAAAGATATTGAGCTAAATGTCAGGTCTAGCTGGGAAGCTAACTTTGTTAGAGTTTTAAATATTTACAAAATAGATTTTAAGTTTGAGCCAACTGTATTTCCATTCCCAATTAAAAGAGGAACCCGAGCCTATACTCCTGATTTCTTTTTAACAAGAAATAATGAGTGGATAGAGATTAAAGGGTATCTTGATGATAAAAGTAAAATAAAACTAAAAAGATTCAAAAGATATTATCCTGATGAATTTGCAAATTTAACATGTGTGATAAGCAAATATTCAAACGAAGCTAAAAATTTCATGGCAGAAATAGAAGTTTCTAAAATAGTCTTCTATGAAGATATAAGAGATTATTATAGCCAATATATTATAAATTGGGAAGGAAAAAAATGACGAGCTACAAAGAACAATACTACTCCTTAGCAGAGCAGGAAATGCAAGACCTAATATCCAAAACAAAAAAGGGATCATCAAAAGCTCAAGAAGAGTTATTAAAAGTATTTAGCAACTTCTTGACCAAGTATGTATCATTATTGTACTATGGGAAATTTAATTTAAACGACTATGACATCAGGAGATTTATCTCTCTTTTCATAAAGGATCCATCAACGCGCTTTGCCCTAATGAAAAATAAAATGAATAGTCATAATCTAAAGGTTATTAATGAGTGCATGAGGGGAATTCATTATATGACAAAAAGATATGGAGACGAAGAGGATATCAGGCAGACCGTCTATATGACATTCTTTCAATGCATATACAGATATGAAAGAAAGGATTCTGCCAAAGGGCCGATTCCATTTAGTGGATTTTTATATAGTTATTTTTTCTACCTGCTAAAGAAAAACGTAGACACATTCTTAATAGATCAGTTAGGTAGAAAAACATTCCCACTCTTAGACGACGACGCAACAAATGACGAAGGGGATGAAAACTTTGTTATTGGCTTTAAGGCTGACCCAATTGAGCACAGCATGGAAGAGCTCTTGGCTACCGATTCAATTGATGAATTTTGGGTTCTAGGCGACAAAGCACAGCCCCCCTTTGATAGACTGTCTGTGCAGGAAAGGCAGCTACTAAAGTGGAGATACGCTGATCTGAAAAGATCTAGTCAAATATCACTCATCATTAATGAGCATCCAAATACTGTAAGAGAACACATAAATAAAATAAAGCAAAAAGTAAAAGAAATAATGAAAGAAGAAAACATGGAAGAACTTTTCTTCCTATTCAAAACGGAGACGGAATGAATTCATACTCTTTAGAAAAATTACAGGAACTTCTTGAAAACTTTCTTGGTCCTCAACTAAAAGAAGTTATAGACGCGTACACTAATAACGATAACAATTACAGATACTTTATTGAAATACCAGAAACAGACATTGTAGATCTTGGTATAGAAAAAATAGCATCCCTGGTTGCCAGAACCTCCAACGTCTATGGTCGCTCCGCACGCTTCGCCGGGATAGCTAGAGCACAGTACAAGATACTAGAAGGCAAATATAAAAAGATATATAAGTCCAATAGAGTTGGAAAAAATGAAGCTGAGCGTGAAGCTGCTGCCATGGACGCAGCAGAGGACGAGTACTTTGCCCTAGTTACTTGCGAAGCTATTGTTTCCCTGGCCGAAGCAATGGAAGCCTCTGCTAGAATAGCATCTGAGTCCGCTAGAAAAATAATGGACAAAGTCCAGTCAATGCAAATAGCAGCATATAGGGAAGACAAAGGATCTTATTTGGATTCAGATTTTAGCACCTACTAAAAGTTAAAAGGATATTATATGTTTATCGGTTACTATAAGAGTGTCAATTCTTCTAAGGAATTTTATTCCACTAAAAGAGAAGATCTAAATTTCCCCATGCAAGTCGAGTACAAGGGGGATAGATATCTTCTTGGAAAGACTATTCAGGTTACTCTAAGCGGAGAGAAGAACCTCAAAGAAACTGCCTCTAGGCACGGGATAGAATGCGACGTTAAGATAGATCCAAACACCATCAGCTAAGTAAGTATTATTAATAAAAGATTGGTGTTTAATATCATGAACATAGAAGTATTTTGCGATGGCGCATCTAGAGGACAAGGGCAAAAAAAGTTTGGTGAAGCAGCTTGTTCTGCTGTGGTCTATAAGAATAGAAAAAAGATTGCACAATTTGCTAGAGGATTAGGTCCCAGGACCAATAACGAAGCAGAATACGAAGCCGTAATAGCCGGACTATTGATATGCTCAATGGCAGACTTGGTGGATCCGATAATATATACAGACTCTGCCGTTGTGGCAAACCAGGTCAATGGTAGATGGAAGTGCAAAAACGATGCGCTCATACCACTATTAATGACCATTGAAGAAATAAGAGATGAATTTAATTTTAGGGTAGTACAGGTCAAAAGATCTTTTGTGTGGGAGCCTGACGCTCTAGCAAACGCATTTTTAAATGGATTAGAGATAAGAAAAGAACACATTAGTAGATCCTAAGTGCTATAATGTACGTATGAATAAAAAATATTACAAAGATTACCCTATAGTTATTGGCCTAGCTGGCAAAGCTGCCACTGGAAAAACTTCAGTAGCAGAAAAAATTGTGCCAAAAGCTCAAATAAATAGCGTTAGCAACCACATAGTCTGGGATCATATCTTTTTTGCTCTCCCGTTATATGAGTTAGCTTCAGTAAAAAAGAATACACTTGGTATCCGCCAAAAGGATAGACAACTTTTTTCTATACACGAAATTGTTTATGATATCTTTGGATCCAATGCCATTGGTTCCATCCCTTCATATGAGGCTTTCACAAAGCTAGTCAATGATATATACGAACTTCCGATAGAGGAAGAGGGGATCAAGCCGAGAACATTCCTACAGAAGGCTGGAGACCTATGCCGTCAGCATGATGAGCAATGCTTCGCTAAGTGGGGCGTGTTAAAGTCAAATAGAATATATAGGGAGTACATGAAAAGTCCCGAGTATGTAGATAACGATAATCCCTTGTGTGTTATAATATCGGATGTTAGATTTGAGAACGAGGCAAAGTCTATACTCAAGCAACCAAATGGCATGATAATATGCTACGAGGCTTCTGAGGATATTAGGGAGGAACGAATGATGAAAAGAGACGGATATAAAATGACATCTGCTCAAATGAATCATAAATCCGAACAAGAGATAGACCTAGTCAAGGACATGGCATCAGCTATTATCAATACTGATAACCTAACAATAGAAGAGCAAACCGCAGAAACAATTAAGATTGTACAATCCCTTACGGACGTATATGCCTAAGATAACAAAAACAGCAATGGAGCAGTCAATTGACTCTCCCATAGACCAGGTGGTGAATATTTTGAGTTCAGAAATATCTATTTCAACTAATCCAGTATTTATATGTGGAGTAAATAGAAAGATTAATATTGGTAATTTTGAAAACATAGACGTCTATGCTGGAATTACCTTGCCCTTAAATGATGTTTCCTTGGAAGATAAAGATAAACTAACTGAGATCATAGAAGCTGCAGCTTCTTATGGCTTTTCAATTGTCTCAAAAGAGACTGGCGAAAGATATCAGTTAATCAAAGAATCTCAACAAGGTAAATAATAAATAAAAGTTAGCTAACATACCAAAAAAGGACAAAAACAATGATAAAACTAATTAAAAAAATAGCAAGAAAAATACTATTTAAAAAGTCACCTGCAAAACTTGGTGGATATGATTTAGATGACAAAGCCAATGTCAAGGAAGATAAGCCGATTATATGGACAACTCCTACTACCTCGGTGAATTCTAAGGCTGCAGACATTAAGATCACACCCAGTGACCCATCTAAGGCATCCCCAGTTGCTAAGGCTGCGCCTTCAGTGGATAAAGTACCACAAAAGAAAAAGGCCGGAAGACCAAAGGGTGGGTCAACATCTAGCAAGAGCAACGCTCAAGTCCCTAAGAAGTCTCCACCAAATAAAAAGTAATATATTACAAACAAAATTGAGAGGCGCTGCCTCTCTTTTTTGCTATATGGGATTACTATACATATTACACTATTATACAAGGTAGGTCATCATGGCTAAGGATAAAGGGTGGGGAAGTAAAACTTCTTCAGAAAAAAATCAATATAAATATCTCAAAGACGCAGTAATGAATGTCCAAGATTTCCCAAAGACAGATACTAAGTATTCAGATCATTGGAAAAACGCTAAAAAGCAGAAGTAATCATGGCTTTTAAAAAGTCAATTTACATTAGTGGTCCTCGCATGGGTACAAATAACCAAAAAAGCAATGGTCCAGTTCTAGGCAAAAAACGTAAAGCTAGAAAGAAAAAATAATGGCGGCAAAAAAAGATTCACGATTAACTAAAGCTGGAGTTTCTGGTTACAATAAACCCAAGCGGACACCTAGCCACCCCACTAAGTCACATGTAGTTGTGGCTAAGTCCGGGGATAAAGTTAAAACCATTCGCTTTGGACAGCAAGGTGTATCTGGATCTCCTGCGAAAAAGGGCGAATCTGCATCGGACGCAGCAAGAAGAAAGTCCTTTAAAGCACGACACGCTGCAAACATTGCCAAGGGTAAGCTTTCTGCTGCCTTTTGGGCCAATAAAGTGAAATGGTGAACCATGTCAGCTTTTTGGTCTACAATTATTTCAGCTGTAATTTTGGGGCCACTAGTTGTACTCATTCAAAGAAGTCGTAAAGAAAATAAAAGTGATCATAACACAGTAGCTTCTGTCTTACTAGAGGTCAAGGATCAAATCATTGATCTTCATTCAAAAATAGATCACGTAGATGAGCAGGTCGACAAGGTTGACGATCAAATGCAGGGTCACATGATGTGGCATTATAAGAAATCTACCGAAGGAAAGAAGAAAGTAGAGGGGGTGTAATTATGGCAATTATGAAAAAGAAAGCTGCGGGTTCCAAGAAAATGGGTGCTCCGAAAAAAATGAACGGCTCAAAGAAAATGAGTGGTTCTAAGAAAATGGGCACCAAAAAAATGTACTGAAATTAATTTTCAGTCTTAGTTTAAGACAAAGGAATAAAATTATGGCAATGATGAAAAAGAAAGCAGCTGCACCTAAGAAGACAGCTTCAAAAAAGACAGCTGGTCTTACAGCGGCACAAAAGAAACTTCCACCTTTTATCCAGGCTGCAATAGCTAAGAAAAAGAAGAAGATGTAATTTAATCACTTCGATTAAAAAGGGCTATGGCTACATGTCATAGCCCTTTTTTTATTTATATCATTACTATATCTCCCGCGGACAAGTTAAAAAATTGAGGGAGATATGTCTAAATTCAAAAATATTTTATCAGTATTGCTAATAACAATAGGCATTGGATTGTTTTTAAATCCAGTTAGTAACTCATCAGTAGCATTGGCTACTAGTGGCGGTGGTGGACCAATCGTATTAGATGGAATGGATCCAGTTTGTCACTCTGGATGGGAAAGTACTGGACAATATATAGCCAAGGTTCTTAAAAAGGTACATGATGGTGCGCGAAATCTAAACAATGGCCATATTGCAATTGTCGGATCTAACGCAACAACCACTTCATGTGGGGCTAACTGGGCCAGTCAATTAAGTGCACAGTTTTTAGTTGAATTTCCCACTGCTCCTATAATTGATTTTTATATTACAGATTCACAAATAAGCAATTTTTTTAGTACTACAATTACGTCTAATCCTCCAGCTGTATTATGGATACCAGATAACTGGAGTCGTTCATCCGGCACTGAAGCAATATTTACAGCCAATGCAGAAAAGATAGCTGACTTTGTTAATGGTGGTGGCGGTCTGTTTGCAAATATGGGATCGTACGGTTGGCTGACTGCACTTTTACCTGGCGCTATCTATAATAATGGAGGGTGCAATGGTGGACCAGAAGCTACAACTGATGGGGTAAATGATTTTGGTTTAACAAATACACTTGTAGCTGCGTGCTGGCATGGGTATTTCACCGGCAATGTAGGAACATTAAAGACTCTTGTCGACTACCCATATCCAGAAGCATCCGACTCTAGAAAGGCTGTTTCCATTGGAGGTGGCAGTGTATCTCTTCCTAGTTCTTTTGTACTATCATATAGTCCTGCAACCCCTCGTGCAGGTGAGCCAATTACTATTACAGCAACGGCTCAAACTTTAGCTGGAGTGCCACAGTCTGGAGTCACAGTATCAATGACAGTTTTCTCTGGTCCAGATTTAGGGCAAACCTTTACCGCAACAACTGATGCAAGTGGTATAGCTAACATCACTGTCAACACGGCATCGCAGGGCACGGCAGTTTATACCGCTAGTGCAACGGTTAATGGTGTAGTTAAAGTTGTCTCAATTACGGTTTTATGGGATGCGCCAGCGCCTACTACGACTATTGCAACAACGACGATTGCTCCCACTACTATCCCCCTAACTACAGTTCCCGAAACAACTACAACTCAAGCCCCTATCGTAACTGAACCCGAAACTACAACTACTATTATGAATGTTACAACAGTGCCACAAATAATCGTGGAGGAAACCACAACAACAGTTCACGACCACAGTAGTCATGATCATGGGTCACAAGATACTCCGCAGAGCCCACTTCCAACGACAGGGCAAGACGGTAGTTCATCTATGAGTATCGGCGCGTTTTTGATTACTATAGGTATAGCAATATTTATATTTAATCGAAAGACTAGAAACTATGGCAAAGCCAGCTGATAAAAAATGGATCCAAAAAGCCATCAAAAGACCTGGAGCCTTCACTGCCAAAGCTAAAAAAGTTGGCAAAACTCCAGCAGGCTTTGCTGCAACAGTTACAAAAAACCCAGGCAGATACAGTAAACTAACTGTACAGCAGGCGAATTTCGCTAAGACTTTGAAAAAAATAACAAATAAAAATAAGAAAAAGTAACAGGAGATTAATAAATGAGTCAGTACCCTTACATAAAACTTGTAGTCCCAACTGCCCTTAAGCAGTACAAGAATGGCCAATTAGCCGAAAGCGTCCTTGCTTCAGTAAAAACTGGAGGAAAAATGTATGCACCAGTCGCAGCACAGTTTAATAAGATGTACGACGCTGCGTTAGCTGCTGGTTTTAAGCTTAAAAACGTTGGAGATTACCGCTCATTCCAGGGTCAGTTGTCAATGTTTATGGATCGTTATGTAACAACTGACACTGGCACTGGTGTTACTCGTCAATATGAGGGTAAGACTTGGTGGTTGAAGAAGGGCAAAGCTCCCTCAGCTGCCCCAGACCCAACTGGCCTTAAGGGTTCCAATCACGGCTGGGGACTAGCAATTGACCTTGGTTATGATGCCAATGGTAAACTCACTTCAATGGGGGGTGCTTGTTTTGCTTGGATGTGCGCCAATGCACCCAAGTATGGTTTCTACCTACAAGGTAATAACGCAGCCTCTAAAGAATTCGAAGCTTGGCACTGGCAGTACGCGCTAGGTGACGCTTCGCCTGATGGTTCCGTGCAGGCGCCAGTTGAAGCTCTGAAGCCCTCTGGAGGCTCCGTAGAGGCTGGCCCAATGGTATTTGCATACCCAGGAACTCCAGTTGGACTCGGCTCAAAAGGCGCATCTGCTATGCTCGTTCAGGCAGTCATCGGAGCAAAAGCTGATGGTGATTTCGGACCCAAGTCTGTTGCCTCGCTTAAGGCATGGCAGACTGCTAACGGCCTAACTGCCGACGGCTCCGTGGGTCCCGTGACTTGGAAGAAGATGTTTGGCTGATGCGTAGAGCAATTTTACTATTAGCAGCTGTGTTAGGTGCATTTTGCATGGGATTATTAAGCGGATGTAACGATTCATATAGGTACCCATGTCAGGATCCAGCTAATTGGGAGAGTGCGGATTGTAAGCCACCAATTTGTACAGCTTCTGGAACATGTCCAGAAGATATATATGGGAGCGTTCCTCAATGAATGAAAAGAAAAGATATACAAATAGCGAGATAAAAGCTCGCATGGTTTTATTTGTGGGTGCAACTTTAGCATTTACATTTACAGTTATTGTTTGTGGCGTAATGTATGCCTTGGTATTTGTTACCCAGCCGATTGACCAACAGAGTCCCAACGACAAAGCTTTTATTGATTCTCTCTTGGTTCCAATAGTTCTATTCCTTTCCGGATGTTTGTCAGGAGTTCTTGCAGCAAACGGTTTGAAGGACAAGGAAACAAAGCCTACAGATAGCGGATACCAGATTTACGATCAAGATAGAAGCTAAAAATGACAGCGAAAAAAGCATCTGATAAAATTAAAAAAGAAATTGAAAAAGATAAAAAAAACAAAGGTCAGTTTTATAAAGATGATTATGAAAAAAATTTAAAGAAAAGAAAAAAGTAATGGCAGAGAAAAGAAATGTCCCAAAGAATCCAAAGCTATGGAGTCAAGCTAAGTCACAAGCTAAATCGAAGTTCGACGTCTATCCCTCAGCATATGCTAATGCGTGGGCTGCTAAAAAATACAAAGCAATGGGCGGGTCGTGGAAAACTACTTCAGCTCCCAGAAAAAAGAAGTGATATACTATGGCTGGCCCAAAAGGTGTAGGCTTAACTAAGTGGTTTAATCAAAAATGGGTTAATATAGGAGCTCCTAAAAAGAATGGCAAGTGGCAACCCTGCGGAACCTCTGGTAAGGGTGGCGGATATGCTAAATGTTTACCAGTAGCAAAAGCAAATGCGCTTTCGCCCGCACAAAGAAAAAGTGCAGTACAAAGAAAAAGAGCACAGGGCACACCAGTCAAAGGAACCAAAGGGCAAGCTCCAAAAAATGTATCAACTTTTAAGAAGAAAAAATAATGGATGATATGACCTTCGCTGGTTTTATGCCAGCAATGAAGAATGTAGAAATCACTCCACCGACTTCAATGATAACTACTGAAGGTGGATTAATTAGTGGTCATGTAATAAAAATAACTTTTGGAGATAATCAAGAAATGATTTTTAGTACTACCGAAGAACAACTACAGAAATTATTCTTTTTAATTTTAAAAACAATTAATAAATAAATTACTATTATAAAATGGTGGTGCGGTGTGACTTTAGAGAGCACTGCGCCACCATTTGTGTTATAATAGTTTAGAGCAATTTAATGCGCAAGCCAGACTGAAACAGGCATATATGGCAAAGATACTTTATTATGATATAGAAACTGCACCAAACTTAAGTTATGTTTGGGGGCACTTTGAACAAAATGTTATTGAACATGAACGCGAATGGTATTTACTATGCGTCTCCTATAGATGGGAGCACGAAAATAAAACACAAGTCTGTGCTTTAGTAGACTTCCCAGATACCTACGCAAAAGATCCAGAAAATGACGTGCACGTTGCAAAGAAATTGTGGGACCTTTTAGACGAGGCTGACATTGTTATTGCACACAACGGTGATAGATTCGATATGCGCAAAGCTAATGCAAGATTCGTGTACCATAATCTTGGACCGGTCTCGCCAGTAAAGCAAATTGATACGTTGAAATCTGCTAGAAGATATTTTATGTTCAATAGCAATAAATTAGATAACCTTGGCAAGCACCTAGGCGTAGGTGCCAAGGTGGATACAGGCGGCTTTGCTACATGGGCTGGATGCATGCGTGGAGACATGAAGGCATGGAAGACAATGACAAAGTATGCAAAGCAAGACGTCGACTTGTTGCGTAATGTCTACATGAAGTTGAGACCATGGATGGCTAATCATCCAAACCTTAATGTATACTCAGGAGAAAGCTGTTGTCCAACATGTGGATCGGATGATCTGCAGCGTCGTGGACAGCGCTATACGCAAGTGGCTACCTATCAACAATGGTATTGTAACTCGTGTGGTGCGTGGAGCAGAACTAGAATGGTAGAGGATGTAGAAAAGCCTGGCCTAGTTCCCTGATTAATTTAGGAGAGGTGCCAGAGTTCGGTTGAATGGAACATCCTGCTAAGATGTCGATATGGTAAAATGTATCCGTGGGTTCAAATCCCACCCTCTCCGCTAAAGGAATATTATGAAAGTATTTATAATAACAATAAAAGGAATGGATGCATCAGAGCGTCTTGCAGAAAAAGCGTTTACATCTGCGGAAACGTATGGTTATGATCCGTACTATTTCCCTGCGTATACTAAAGATGACTCAATTACATTTCTTGAAGCAAACAACGTAAGAGCAGTTTGGAATGAAGATACTCCTTACTTTGACCTATATAATAGATGGACTTCCGTAGGTGGAACTAGAGGTTGTTTTGCATCCCACTA